GTTCAACGATCTACCTCTGATAGTAGCACGCCTCGAGTGGGAAGGCAAGAGATGACTCAACAAGCATCATTTGCCGATGTCCTGGAACAACGCGTTCAGGCCATTGGTTCAGAAAAAAAGAAAAAGATCTCTCCCATTGTCAATGACATTGGTAAGAATATCATGGCTGTCAAGCCCCCAAAAAACGCAGCTAAAGGCAACGAGGTAGACCTCATAGCAGATCAACTCGTGCAGCAGTTCGGATCTCCAGGGTCACGGCCGTTCTATTGCAAGGTAGCCTGGAAGTTGCCACGAGATACGGTGCAGCGCCTCATGCAGATAGCAAAGGCAGACGGCACTCGATCTCCTGGCGGCTTGTTCAACGTACTTGCTCGTCGTGAGATGGGTGAGATCTAGGTGGATCGTTCTGCGCTGGGGACCCGATAGGCAACATGGCCCAGTCCTCGCCTTCATATACGATCCAGCCCCGAAGGGCAGGTAGAGCGGAGACCAACCGATCGGCTATAACCATAAGGATGGAACACCGACACTCAAGAGAGTCTCTACCTGATGTGATTATAGCTTGAGCTTATCGAAGAAAAAAGCACGAACAAAATGCTTGACGAATAAGCACGGACGGATTATAATAGAGGTACAACTTAAAAATGGAGACCAACCATGACAGCACAGGATCGATTACAAAAAACTATCGCCGAGTATGAGAGCGACACGTTCTCAGCTGAAGGCTCAGAGATCACGGCAGACGAGGCGCTATTTATTGCCGAAGAGCTCATCACGATGTGGGCCGAGCACCACCTCGACGGTGTGATTATCACTGAGTTCCTGGAAGAGAAAAGGGCGAAGTGATGCCGATACACATCCCTGTGCAATACGCTGATCAACCACAGGTGATCGATGTCGAGGTGATCTGCACCCACCCCGAAGCGTATATCGAAAAGGCTTGCTGCAGCACGCGCAGTTCAAACGGACTGATCGAGTGTGGGTGTGGTGGCCAGGACTCAGTGATCTGCCCTAACCCGAATTGTCAGGGCATCCAGGATCACGAAGTCGACGAACTGTTCGATCGTCTCGCAGGAGATCGAGAGGTGGACCTGACATGATCCTGATGCACCACGACTTCAAGAACTGGAGCAACACAACCGAAGAGGCTCGGTGGAATATGCGGATCGCCATGCTGGCGTTCGTTGCCGCGCTCTTCATGACGAAGTACACTCAGCCGATCCACGACTTCTTCGCAGTCCGTCATAACCGCGCTGTCGTCGAGCTTCGACGCTGGCGGATCAGTCTGGGCTGGAGGGGGTGATTATGGCGAGGAGGGTGTTCGGTATAATAATCAATATCACCGCGGTACTGGGGTATCTCACGCTCATCGCAGCGTATATCTGGTTCCGCTGGTACACAGAAGGGGGTCCAAAGTGATCAGAGAATACATCGACAAAATAGCGCAGAACCATGAGCTCAAGAAGGCTGAATGGATCGAGCCGATCATCAAAGAGGCGCTCGGCCCAGTCAGGTGGTGGCTTATCGAGACGACGAACTGGAAGTGGCTTGCCCGATGGTTCGACGTGATCATCCTGGTCCGCATGGTCCCAGATGGTCAGCTGATAACGATCAAGAAGAAGGGCGAGATCATCGCCCAGCGTGAGTTCAACTACAACGGCGAGGAGGTTATATCGTGAGTGATCAGCACATGCAGGCGGCGCCTGCCGACAACAACATGCAGGATGATGAGATCCAGCGCGGTGAGCGTAAGCACATCAGCTCTCTCAATATGAACCGCAAGCAGCGCCGCAAGTTCGCCAAAAAGTACGGCCTCTTCCAGGATCACTCAGGTGAAGCCTGGCGGATCGGCAACAAACACATGAAGGGTGACAAGCAGAACAAGGAGACCGAGCACAAGCTCGGAACCGAGTGATGACCACAGAAGAGATCGAGTCACTCGTCACCGAACAGTCGCCATTATTGAAGTGTCAAGCGAGTCTTCGGGGTGGGTTGCAGGGAGTCCTGGTTGCTATCAACCAACAGGCCACCTGTATCCCACTCACCGATGATCGTGAGACTGTGATCAACAAATCAAAAGAGTTCGCCCGAAGGTGGGCAGAAGGAGACCAACCAATATGACAAAAGCAATCATGAGCTACCCTGAAGGACAGCGTGAAGCGGTGATCCGTCGACGCCTTGCAGGCCGTGATCGCGGCAGCGGCTACTTCGTAGCAAAGGCTGCAGCCGAAGCTCTGGGGATCCCAGTGCCATCTGATAAGAAGTTCAACAGCCGTCCACCACGCGAGCGTGAAGAACGCAAAAAGAAGGAGTTCCCTCGCCGACCAAAGGCATCGATCAAGAACTTCATGAGGACCAGGTAGTGAAAAAGGTCATTCTGCACCTCTGTGCAGACACAGGCTCTGATACTATGCCATACCAAAAAGATCCAGAATATGAGGTCGTGCTTGTGGGGGCCTCGATAGGGGTTGAGAACTTTAGTATCAAAAAATGGCTCGACGTGAACGGCTCCGAGAAGCACATATACGGTATTATAGCGAACCCTGTGTGTCTGGAGTTTTCGACTGCACGATCGAACGGCAAAGCGCGGAACCCAGAGGCTGGCATGTTCCTTGTTCGTGAGTGTCAGAGAATAATTGAAGAAGCGAAAAGCCTGGGTGATCTAAAGTTCTGGGTGATAGAGAACCCTGCAAAGGGTGTCCTCAAAGACTTCCTCGGACTAGCTAACTATCAATATGAACCGTGGTGGTATGGATCACCGTGGACAAAGAGAACAGCCCTGTGAGGAGAGTTCAACATACCTACTAGACAATACTCAAAATGGGAAGATGTGCCGAAGATAGACACGCTATACCAACGACCTGGAAGGGGTAAGCCTTCGCTCGCGTTCATGCATAAGAGTGCATACAAGTTGATCAGTGAGTTCCATGATCTTCCTGTTCCTGACAGCGACATGGAGTTTCGATCATTATGTAGCCAAAAGTTCGCGACCGCTTTCAAGAAGGCGAACCCATGATCACCCTGATCGCCATGATCATCTGGCTAGGCCTCGGCATCGCGGTCGTCGGCCTCTCGATCTTTTACTGGATCGCCAGGATCACACTGGCAATAGTGGCCACGATCATCGGCATATTCACAACCGCCTGCAGACTGCTATTGACACGATAAGCACCAACGCTATATAATAGAGCTACAACTAAACATAAGGAGACCAACCTATGAGCGGACCAGATAACAACCTAACAGTGCGAGACGAAGAACACCTTCCGAACAGCCCACAAGCTGAGATGATGGTGAGCCGTCAAGCACAAGAAGTCCAGGCGGCGATGATCGCTGCGAAGCGCTTCCCTCGGGATGAGTTCCGCGCCATCGATCGCATCAAAGCAACCTGTCAACGTCCGACACTGGCAGCACAAGCTGTCTACCGCTACCCACGCGGCGGTCAAAGTGTATCAGGTCCGTCGATCCGACTGGCTGAAGCACTGGCCCAGAACTGGGGCAACATGGACACAGGGATCATCGAACTCGAGAACACCCACGGTGTCAGCACGATGATGGCCTATGCCTGGGATCTTGAGACGAACACTCGTGTCACGAAGATCTTCACCGTTGAACACAAACGCGACACGAAGCAAGGCAGCAAAGCCCTGACTGATGGCCGCGACATCTATGAAGCAACAGCCAACTTCGGCGCCCGCCGCATGCGAGCCTGTATTCTATCGATCATTCCTGGCGACGTTGTCGACATGGCAGTCGAAGAGTGCAAGAAGACTGTGGCCGACGCTGACAAGCGCCCAGTTGATGAGATCCTGAAGGAGATCCTCAAAGCCTTCAAGGACATCAAGGTCACGAAGGAACAGCTCGAGAAGTATTTCGACAAACAACTCACCGTCATGACGAAGGAAGATCTCGTCGATCTCCGCGCCGTATACAAGGCGATCAAAGACGGCCAGTCAAAGGCCGAGGACTACTTCGGAGTGGACCAGACATCAGCTCGTGAAGCTGCCGCAGCAAAGATCGACGCCGCAAAGTCAAAGGCTCAAGAAGCTGCAGAACTGGACAAGTAGATGAAGATCTACCGAACCGAACAGCAGAGCCAGGAATGGCTCGACGCTCGTCGCGGGAAGGTTATGGGCTCGAAGGTCAAAGGCGTTCGACGCCAGGCCCGCAACAGCGACAAGCGGTATCATCAGTTCTGGGAAGTGATCGCCGAGAAGATGGCAATCGCTGCCGACGGCGAACCACCGATCGATCGTGGACACCGACTCGAGCCTGAAGCGCTTGATGCTGCAGGCAAGATCCTGGGCCTAGAGTTCGACAAAGATCCTGGCATGTGGATCAGCGACCTGGATGATGACATCGGTGTCTCACCAGACGGCGCTCAGCCAGTAGAAGGTGATGCGCTGCCGACATATGCTGGCGAGGTCAAGTGCCTGAGCTCAGCAAGCCACCTGCGCTTCATCTTTGAGGACCGCATGGCAAAGAAGCAGCCAGACTATAGCCCGATCGAGTCGGTCCCGAACGAAGAGAAGCACTACTTCCGCGACCAGGTACTGCAGTATTTTGTGGTCAACGAGAAGCTCGAGAACCTGTTCTTCATCTTGCATGACGACCGCATCGTGCTCGACCACCTCGTCACCTACATCATACAGATCCGCCGCGAAGACGTTGCCCATCTCGTTGAGGACAACACGAACATGGAGTTCGAAGCTCTCATGCAGATCAACAAGATCGTCACGATGCTCTCAGAAGAGGCTTGACCAAAAAGCACGGACGGTATAAAATAGAAGCACAACCAATAATAAGGAGACCAACCCCTATGACAGAAGTACAAAAAAACGATAATGAGCTCTTGCAGCAGTTCGTCGATAGCGAACTTGTGCAACTCACACCGATCGAGCAGAAGTCGATCGAGCTAAGGATGCAAGCCGACAACACTACTGTCCAGGACGACGCGAGCCTAGCTGAAGCAGTGAAGCTCCGCAAAGAGATCACCAGTCACATCACAGGTACTGAGAAGCTCCGTCTGGCGATCACTCGCCCACTCGATAACGTCAAAGACCAGTTCATCGCAGGTGAACGACGCGTACTGGCTGCCGCTCAAGAAGCAAAGGCAGACCTCGGCAAAAAGATCCTGACATATGAAGAGAAGAAGGCCGAAGAAGCTCGTCTCGAGGCAGCCCGCATCGATGAGATCATCACCCACTTCGACGTCAGCGAAGCACTCCGCAGCAAGAAGATCACCCTGATCGACGAGCGTGGTGCCGAGCTCAAAGCCTTCTATGGTGAATTGCTCGAGACGGACCAGGAGAACCCGCGACTGAAGCTCGCGTTCACCCAGGC